TTAGAAGATCATGTCCATCCCACGCCTGAGATCATCGACGCTGGGCCTGACGTACCGCTTGTACGTCGTGTTTATGTCGGAGTGGCCGAGGATGCGCGAAAGGTCCTCGATGTTCCCACCGGCATGCAGGAACGACGTGGCGAAGCTGTGGCGCATGTTCTCTATGGTGACGTGCGGGACGACACGCCCGTTGTCCGAGCACCATCGCAGGAAGCGGTTCCATCGCTTGTTCGCCGTGGACGGGCTGATCCGCCCCCCGTCCGCTCCGAGCACGAACGGCCCCGTCGAACCTTCCGGCGCGAGCCTCGCCATGCGCTCGACCATCGTCGGCGGTATCGGCACCTGCCGCGTCGACAACTCCGTCTTCGTCGATTTCAGCTGCCTTCCGCCTTCGAGCGGGGATGCGGTAACGTACGCCTGCCTGACGGACACCGTCCTGCGCCGATTGTCCACGTCCTCGCAATCCAGACCGTACCGCTCCTCCGGCCTAAGCCCCATGTGAAGCCCCGTCATGGCGATGCGCTCCACGCAGTCGTCGCCGTAATCGTCTATCGCGGCTATCAGGGGACGCATGCCGGCGAACGTGGTGACGACAACGCCGTTGTCGCGCTTGCGCCCCTTCGGCGGCATCTTGTAGCGCGCTTGGGCGGGGTTCGACTGTATGATGCCGTCGCCCTTCGCCTCGTTCAGGATGGTCTTCAGCACTCCGACGCATTTCTTTGCCACGGCTTCGGTCGCGCATCCGTCGACGACTCTCTGGATTGCGAGCCTGTCTATGTCTCGGATGTCCGTCTCGCCGAGTGCGGGGAGCAGGCGCTTCTCGATCTCCCTGCGGTACGTGTCGCGGCTCGTAGGGGCGAGCGCGGATGTGGAGGGCCAGTACCATCTGTCGACGTACTGCGAGAACGTGCAGCGGCCCGAGCGGTTTCTCCGCGCATCGCGCATGGCGATCATGCGCGCCTGCTCGACCTTCGCCTCCTTGAGGCTTCGGCACGTGATCTTCTCGCGGTCGCGGGTGCCGTCGAGCTTGAATCCGACGTACTCCTGCACGACGTAGACGGTCGATCCGTCTTTGAGCGTGCGCGATGTTATAGACATGGTACAATTCACCTGCCTTCCGTTTATTCGGTTGGTATCTGCAAGCCTCGCGCTGGGTGGCCGCCCGTATGCGCGGGGCTTTACTATCGTTCTGTCAATCCCGTTCCGAGCGTAATATTGAATCTACCGTATCCGTACTGTTCGAGAAGGCCGAGAAGATGGGATCCGTCTATCAGCTGAATGGGCTTGTCCTTTGCAAATTCATGCGAGTCCTTTCCGAAATAGCTGGTCGTGACCAGGAGCCCCTTGCCGGCACCCTCGTTAATCATCGTTCCGTACAGATCCCTGACGGCGGAGACGCCTACAACGTTGTTGTACCGCTTTGCCTGTATAACGAACTTTCCACCTCTGATCGGGTCGGGGTCGAATGCCACTGCGTCCACCCCGGCGTCGCGACTGGCCTGCGTGATCCTCACCTCGCCACCGGATGCGGTTTCGAAAATGTTCCCGAATAGTTGGCGTATGAGTTGTTCGAAATCATGCCAATCCATTATTGCAAGGTTTTGAGAAGGATCCATCCCGGACAGCACATCGCGCGATTCGACGAAGCGGGAGTCTTCTCTGTTGAGGTTTGCAACGGGAGCGATGGGAATAAGATTTGTCAGGGAGGACCCGGCGTACAACCCCTTCAATCCCCTAATGCACTCTTTTGGATCAACGCGAGCGAAGTCGATTGCGCTCAAGTCATCGCATGCGGCTTGGACTGACAGTATGCAGGAGGTGAAGTCGTTTCCCGTGCGGGCATCGATGCCGCTAACCCAGGCGTTTACTATCATCGAATCGATGTTACGTTCTGAAAGAGTCTTATGCAAACAGGAAAAAACGGATGCAACGATTGAGAATGCGTAAGTGTCGTAAAGTGCGGCTGCCTCGGTCTTTCTCAGGGTGGTCTTGGTTATCTCGTTTCTTGTGGCAACGTATTTGTATTCCTTGATCGACGGAATGCCATCGGGTCCGAGAAGCGAGACGTTCACTTGCAGCATTTTCTTATCAGGTGAAAGGATGGCCTCCATTTCAGGCTTTCCGTACAATCGCATGCTCATAAGCCGAAGGACCATGTTCATGAAGGCTTGAAATAGCTCCGGATCATCTGTGGTTGCGCACGCTATCCGATAATTTCTATCGTTGTGTTCTTGCCGCTCCGCGTAAAACGATTCGCGATCGTTCTCGTATTTCTCAATCGCTTTCCTTTTGGCCTCTTCGTATTCCTCTTGCAACTGCTCGAATTTCGTTCGGGCAGCCTTTTCTTGGCTTTCGCGCAATCCTCGTTTCTTTTTGCTGAAATGCTCGATGAAAGACTTGTCGGGGATGCCTCCTACGCATGAAATTGCTGTATTGAAAGTAGGGGGCTCGTGATAGCTGAATGGCTTGAAATCGTCGTAGCGGTAGATATCGCTTTTCCAAAGCTCGGAAACGTTCATCTGGACAGCGTTCGGGAGTGTGTCGTTTATCGACCGTATTTCTTTCTGCAGCTCTTTATTCAGGAACGCGGCTTCCTCTTTACCGCTTTTGATGGCCGCTTGCCTTTTTGCACGATCGCGCGCCCGTTCCTCCTCTTCGTCCCATTTTTGGATTTGAACGCGCGCTTTTGTCTCGACTTCGCTAGGAGACATGCCCTTTACGGTTTTGCTCTTTCCGAGATACGAGTTTGAAATGTGCCGGCTATATGGATATTGGCTTGGCATTATCTACTCCATTTTCTCCCTAAATTGAAACCAAACGACCGTACTGCTCTGCGATACGTGGGGCTTTCTTGGCGTTATATTTCAAAGGTGTCGAACTTTTCAGGGACGTCGGTTTGTTCTAGTCGAAAAAGCTTCATTCCAGCATCTTTGACAAGCTTTGCTAGAAGGTTAGGCAGATGCTCGAAGCTTCCTGTTCCGCATAGGGTTGAAAGCCTGCTTCCAGCATCGGAGAGGAGGCCGTTTTCAAAGATAAGCTTCTTGCCCTCGTCGCTCTGCTCGTCGTTCAGTATCTGGTACGGAACGTCGGCGATTCCCACGAAGCCGAATGCTTCAATAGTGTACGTCCTGTTGAGTCCAGTAAAGAACAACCCTGCGGCTTCGAGTTCGTATATGTCGATGATCGACAAAAGGCCGCCGTTGATCGATGAGGTAGATCCATCGTCGTAGACCAGAAGAGGAATGGGTTCGTCCATCATCGATACGACGCCATCGGCGCTCCCAACACATGTTGAGCAAAGCTTCTTGAACAGCCCCATCGTCCTAGCATCCATCCTCCTTAACGCGTCCATCGTGCTTTTCGGATAAGAACCCTTCCTTTCGAGTTCGCCAGCGATGATCTTCGCCCATAGCTCGCGAACCTCGTCGTCGTAGGCCGAAGCAGCGCCCTTCACGCCGGCATCTTTGAACTCTCTTGTCGGCTCATCGATGACGGCTTCATCGGGGAGCATCCTTTGCGCCTCCTCGAACACCTCAAACACGTTCTCGGCCTCCGCGGGAGTCACGTAGTGCCCCATGACATGGAGGTAGGCCTGCCTTTCGGACAGCCAAGGATTCCCCTCCCGACAGATTCTGCATGCTTCTGCGATGGCCTTCTCGCGCGAGACAAGCGATCGAGCTTCGGCTTCGTCCCGTATGCCGGCTGCCTCGGCGAGCTCGTGCGCATACTCTGCGGGATGCAGCGCCCTTTTCGGGCCTGACAGCACGCGGTAGACGAACGGTTCTTTGTCCGGTTTCCCCCCGTTTCCTCCTAAGTTGAAGTTCACGGTCGGCGCAAACGTAGGATCGCCGATTTTCACCACGTTCGCCTCTGCGGAAGCGGAGGCTTTGATATCAATGTCTTTCATGACAGTCCCTTACGCCGACGCAACCACTCGATTCGGATGAGGTTTTTTATAAACGGAGCGGAGCCCGTACACGGTGTTCACCGCGACCTCCTGGCCCTCGTCGGACAGTTCGCGGAAATCAGAGAGAAGCCGCTGCTCTATCACGCGCTTGGGAACCTCGCGGCCCGCCAGCTCGTCGAGCGATATCTGAAGCGCGTCGGCCATCGCGATGGCTTTGTTGAGGCTTGGGTCAGAGTCTCCAGCCAGATAGTGCGACATCGCGCTCGTAGCAATTCCTGACATTCGGCATAGGTCAGCTTGTGTCAGATTCCTGTCTCGCAGGATCTTAGCTAATGAATCTTTGAATTCCACAGTGCACCTCCTTTTTGCAAATACTAACAATATGGGATAAATAACTCAAGAAAATTATTGACACTGGCCCATAAAAGAAGTAGATTTGATTCCAGAATCCCATATATGGGAATTAATTCTGAAAACGAGGTATGAAATTGAACACAAAGCCCCTCAACGAGTCCACTATCGCCGACCTGGCGTGCGATGCCCTCGGCCTCCTTTCGGCCGTCGGCGCCGCGCTCGTGTTCGAGGTCGGCGACGACGTGCGGCCGGCCGGGGCGGTCGACGCTATCGGCAAGGCCGTGACAGCCACGACGGATATCGCGCTCGCCCTATGCGGCCTTCCGAAGGCTCCTAACGGCGAGCTCGGCTCATGCGACCCCGACGCGTGGAAGCGCCTCGGCAACGCATCGGTCAAGGCCGGCCGCGAGCCCTTCGGACGCGCCGACGTCGCCATCATGAGTGCGCTATGGGAGGGAGGTGATGGAAATTGAGCATGGATACCGTGCACTACCCGGCCATCGAGGCTCGCCGCGCCGATCTCGGCGTGACGAAGCGGGCGGTCGCCGACCGGCTGGGGCTTTCTTGGGAGCAGGCGAGCAAGAAGCTCTCAGGAGAGGTTGAGTTCAATCTGACCGAGGCGTTGGAGCTTGCGGAGTGGTGGGGTCTTTGCCTTGACGAACTGGCAGGTCGGGAGGTTCCGAAGTGCCCGCTGTACCGTCCGTCCTTCGCCGAGTCCAAGGCAGGGTAGAGAGGAAATCAATGGAACTGTTCGAATTTGCAAGCCAGATCGCGACGCCAGACTACGTCGCGGCGAAGATCGCTTCGTGCGAACTCGCGATCTCAGGGTCCCAGATGGCCGTCGCCATTGAGCTGTCGATCGTCGCCGTCTGCGCCGTCGCCGCAGTGGCTGCCTGGCGCAAGGAGAAGCACGGCGGAGAGACAGTTTGGGCCGAGGTTTGCTGGGTTGCGCCCATCATCGGCGCAATAGCCGCATTCTCCATGCTTCTCAGCTTGGCTTCAATCGGCACCGGATACCAGACCCTCGCAGCATGGAGTAACGACCCGGTGACGGAGGTAGTCACGAGACTTGCCGCAAAGCTGTAAGCGCCGGTCGCCGGTGGCTAACGCCAAGCACTGTCCGATCAAGCACCTTAACAATCGAATACCTGGAAACACGGCGGCTGGAAAGGCGGTAGCCGTGAGAAAAAGAACGCTTCTGCTTATGCTTGGAGGATACGTTGTCGGGTTTATCGTGGGGTTTTCAGCGACGGTGCTGATATCGCATTTAGTTTAACCAGCCCTGGGCGAACGAGAAAAGCGCACCGGCTATACCACCGAGGAAGCCGAGCCCGCCGCTTATCAGCGCGACGGCGATATCGTGCCTCCACTGGAGCTTCCTGGCTTCTGTCTCCAATCTTTCTCGCTTCTCGATCTCGTTGAAGTATGTCTCGCCCTGGCTGGTAAGCGTGAAGTAATCGGGGAATTCGACCGTTGCATAGCGGTCGATAGTCGAGGCTACGGGGGCTGTTCCTTCTGTTGTCTTTAGCATTCCGATCGCTTCGAGTTCTTGAATGAACGTTCGTTTCTTGACCAGCTCGTCGTACGAGTACTTGTCGGCGAAAGCGACCGAAAAGGGGAAGGGTCGCCCGGAGTACGGAGTTATCTCTCTCAGGAACCCCTCCAACGATTCGTTCATCTTCTCCATCAGGGCTGTCTCCTTTGATTGTCTTTTCGCAAATCGGATTCTATCAGAGCCGCCGTGTTTCCGGGTGTTCGGTGCCGGTGCAATTGCACCTTGAAAACCTAGGGCACCGCCCAATACCCGCTCCCAGCAGGGAGAAGCGGGGAGCACCGGTGTTATCGACAACGTAAAAGGCGATCACAGGAGGTGATCTCATGCGAGGAGAAGACGGAGCGGTGAAGGTCATCGTCTCTTTGGACGACGGGAGCTTCGCTGCGATCGAGTCGGGGGCGCTCTACGCCCCGATAGATGAGGCGGCGAGGATCGCCGGCGTGTCGTACTCGGTCATGTCCGCATGGGCCAACGACAGGACGAGTCCCATTCCGCACATACCGGTCGGGCGGGCGAAGAAGCTGATCCGCGTATCGGCGATAAGCGCGTACGCGGAAGGAAAGGAGACGGCGACATGCCGGTGAAAAAAGAAGCGCGCCCAGCCGTAGGAAGCAAGCGCGCAACTGACCAACAGGTCGTAAATAGCATAACACGCGCCGTCAAGTACGACATGGTTCGGCAACGGCGCGACGAATGGGAGCGGGGCATGCGATTGCTGCCCGTGCCGTTCGCAGCAATGCTGGCGGCCTACGCCGTCATGCTGGCATGCGGGGTGGGGGCATGAGCGAAGGGGAGGATCGGACGGTCACGTGGGCGATCAAAGCCGCCGCATGGGCCGAGAAGCCGTACCCGGCCGATCCGAGCATAACGACCTTCGCGGCATGGCTCGGGCACGTCGAAGCGGAGGCTCGCGTCACCGGCAAGGTGACCGTCATGCGCGACCAGCCGAAGATGCTCGGCAACCACAACCATTGGGCGTGCCTGTCGCGCTTGGCGATCATGCACAGCCCCGACCTCGCGAAGTACATTCACCCGACGCACAGGCAGCCCCTCGACGGGCGCGAGGGCGTCGAGCTGATGAACGAGCTGTACCGCCGGGTGGTGGGCCGCCCGCCGAAGGCTCGCAGCTGGATGGCCGCGCGCGACGCGGCCGAGCGAGGCGGCGTCGATGGTCGATAGGTCGGCCGACGTCGGCCCCTGGCTGATCGTCGTGGACGCGATGGACTACGACCGCGCCGACGAGCTGGGCCGCACGATGGGGTCGCTCGGCGTGACGGGCAGGTTCATGCGCGGAGAGGTCGCCGACTGCATGGCCGACGCGGCGAGGTGGCGAAAGCACAGGAAGGAGCAGGGGCTTGGCGAGCATCAGGATTGACCCGAGGACGGGCGGCGCGACGGTGCGGGCCTACGCCGGCGTCGACGCGGCGACGGGAAAGACGCGTCAGGTGTCGAGGACGCTGCCGCCGGGGGCGTCCGACGAGGAGGTTGAGCGGGCCGTCGAGGAGGTGGAGCTGAAGGCGGGCCGCGCGAAGCGCACGGGCTCCGGCTACACGGTGGGCGCGCTCCTGGACTACTACCTGGACGGCCTCGCCGACTACGGCAAGGCGGCGTCGACCGTCGCGGCGTACCGGTCTATGGCGCGCTGCTACGTGCATCCCGGCGTGGGCCGCATCGAGTACGACCGTGCCTCGGCGTCGGACTTCTCGGCGCTCTACCGGTCCCTTCTGAAAGGCGGGGGCAAGGACGGATCGCCGCTGTCGCCCGTGACCGTCCGCAAGCTCCACGCGATGCTGTCGGGCTGCTTCTCCACGCTCATGCGCGACGGCGTGGTCGATTCCAACCCCGTCCTCGGCGTCAAGGTCCCGCGCGGGTCGTCCCCGGAGGCGAAGCCGCTATCGGAGCGCGACTTCGCGGCTCTTGCGGCGCACCTGTCGGGCGCGCTGGCGAAGCCGGTCGAGGACGACGAGGGCTACATGGAGCGCACGTTCGCGGCGGCATGGTGGACGTGCCTGCACACCGGGGTCAGGCGCGGCGAGCTCGCCGGGTTCCAGGTCGGCGACTGGTCGGAGCGGATCGGCATGGACATGGCCCCAGGCGGCGAGGCGTCGTGGCATCCGGGCGTGAGGGTTTCCCGCTCGGTCGCGCAGGTCCCCGGCATGTCGGCCCCCGCCGAGTACAAGGAGCCGAAGTCCGAGCGCGGCAAGCGCGTCTTGACGGTCGACGACGAGACCGCCGGCGCGATCCGCTCGCAGATCGCGCTGCAGCAGGCCGTCATGGCCGAGCGCGGCTGCCGGCGGACGGACGAGACGCCCTTGTTCTCGCATCCGGACGGGACGTGGATACTTCCGTCGGAGTTCACGGCGGAGTTCCGCGCCCTCGCGAAGTCGCTCAAGCTCGCCAAGCACGTCCACCTGCACACGCTCCGGCACACGCATGCGACCTACCTGCTGTCGCACGGCGAGGCGATAAAGGTCGTACAGGAGCGGCTCGGGCACTCGAAGATCGACGTGACGCTGGGAATCTACGGCCACGTGCTTCCGGGGCGCGATGCGCGGGCGGCGGAGAGCTTCGGCGCCCTTTCCAAGTCGATGGTGGAGCGGGCGTGTTCCGCGCCCATCGTCTCGTACGCGCCGAAGTGCCCGCTGTCTGGGGAAACGTGCGCGAGGTTCTACAATCCATCGGGAAAAAGCAATGCATGAATAGGAGATGCGAATGAGCATAAACAGAGCGATCGTCAGCGGGCACCTGACCCGCGAACCGGAGCTGAGGTCGACCGCGGGAGGCATGCAGGTCCTCGGCTTCGGCGTGGCGGTCAACGACCGCCGCAAGAACCAGCAGACCGGCGAATGGGAGGATTACCCGAACTTCATCGACTGCACCATGTTCGGCAACCGGGCAGAGAGCGTGTCGCGACTCCTGAGCAAGGGCGCCAAGGTGTGCGTCGAGGGCAAGCTGCACTGGAGCCAGTGGGAGCGCGACGGCCAGAAGCGCAGCAAGATCGAGGTGATCGTGGACGATATCGAGCTGATGCAGAAGCGCCAGGAAGGCTATCAGGCGGTCGCAAGCGCCGTGCCGGTCGTCGATGCCAGCTCGGCGGTTTACGACGAAGACATACCGTTCTAGGAGGCGCAGATGCCGAGCAAGTTCACATGGTTCCCGAAGATCACGCGCGTCGTCGAGCGGATACCGTCCGAGGACCAGCGCGGAACGTTCGCGCTCGCCGTCATGCGCTACGGCACCGAGGGCGCGGAGCCTTCCCTCGAATACCCTCTCGACGCCCTGTTCGAATCGATCCGCGAGGACGTCGACAACTCCGTGAGCGCGCGGGAAGGCAACGCCGGAGGCCGTCCGAGGAAGCGCAGGAACGACGTTCAGAAGGACGCTAGAGAAGCCGAAGCCGAGCCGGAAAACGCTCGGGAAGCGGAAAACGAAGCCGAAAAAGAACAGGGATCGAACGAAAGCGAAACCCCCGTTTCCAATATCGAAAACGGGGGTTTGGAAACCTCGGAACCCCTCCTATATAAACCAAGCCAAGATAAACCAATCCAAACCAGACCAGAAAAAGAGGGAGGGGCGCGCGCGAGGTTCCGCGCCCCGACCCCCGACGAGGTCCGAGCCTTCGCAGAGGAGGCCGGGCTGAGCCTCGACGCGGAGCGGTTCTGCGACTTCTACGCCTCGAAGGGCTGGACGGTCGGCAAGGCGAAGATGAGGGACTGGAGGGCGGCGGCGCGCAACTGGGCCCGCCGCGACGCTGCCGGGAAGGGGGTCGGCCATGATGAGCTTGGCGAGTACGCTGGGGCGTTTTGAGGCGCCGAGGAACACGCCGGAGCAGGAGGCCGCCGCAGCCGCCTGGAAGGAGCAGCAGCTCCGGCTCAAGGTCGATGAGCGGCTCGCCCGATCCAGCGTGCCCTCGCGCTACCGATCGGCGTCGCTCGACGGGTGCGACCGGAGGATCGCCGACTGGGCGGCTTCGCCGTCCGGCGTGCTGCTGCTCCGGGGAGACGTCGGGCGCGGCAAGACGCACGCCGCATGCGCCGTCCTGATCGCCAGCGCATCCGAGCGCACGGTGCTCTTCGCCACATCGCTCGACCTGCTGCGCGACTTCCGCAGCGTGTTCGACGGGGCGGCTCGCGAGGCCGACGTGATGGGGCGGTACCGCAACGTCGGGCTGCTCGCCGTCGACGACCTGGGCAAGGAGCGTCCGACCGACTGGGCGCTGTCGAAGCTGTTCGACGTGCTCGACGCCCGCATCAGGACCGGCAAGCCGACTATCGTCACGACGCAGTACAACTCGATCGATCTGACGTCGCGGATGGCGTCGGACGGCAACGCGGAGACCGCCAAGGCGATAGTGAGCCGCCTCGGCGACAGGAGAAACGCGGTCGTCGCGTTCGACGGCCCGGACAGGAGGCTGCGAAATGACCGATAACGTGAACCACCCCGACCACTACACGCAGGGAGGGATCGAGTGCATCGACGCCATGCGCTCGATGGCGGGAGAGGGGTTCGCCGCCCACCTGCGCTGCACGGCGCTCAAGTACCTGTGGCGCTACGACCGCAAGAACGGCCTGGAAGACCTGTTCAAGGCCCGTTGGTATCTTGACAAGCTGATCGGCGAGCTGCAGGCCGAGGAGGCGCGCGCGGCCCTCGCCGAGATGCGCGGGGAGGCTCGGACGGGGTTCGTTCCGACCGAGGGCGGGGAAGGGCCTGGCATGATGGAACGGCCGTGCAGCGACGCCTCCGGCCATGCCCGCATCGGCTACGGCATCGGCGCAGGTGAAAAGCACGATGCCGACGATTCGGAGCACGGCGAGTTCGGGAAAAAGGGATGCATGAAAACGCTCTACGGTCCGGTGACGGGATTCTGCCGCGAGGGGGCCTGATGGCGGAGCACTACGGGCAGGTGCGGGGGTTTCGGCATCGAAGCGATCAGAAGGCGGTCGAGCAGCCCGCCGCGCCGCTCCCGAAGCGGCGCGGCACCGAGAAGCACCTGGAGGACATGGTTGCCGATCCGAGCGACCGAAGGCACGGGACGGCTACAGGCTACAAGTACGGATGCCGATGCGAGAGATGCCGCGCCGCTTCTCGCGAAGCCCGCAAGAAGGGAGCCGAGAGGGAGCGCGAGCGCCGAGCAGAAGTGCTCGCCGAGATGTCCGCCGATCCCGGCCATCCGTCGCATGGCACGTACGCCGGCTACAACCGCTACGGGTGCCGGTGCAAAAGCTGCCGACGCGCAGGGCATCTGCACTACATCAAGACGAAAGGAGGCCGATGATGGCCGATGAAACGAGCGGGATCGAGAAGCTGCGAGCGTTCGCAGACGCAGCCGAAACCTGGAACACCCGCTGGGAGCGCACGTGCAAGCCCATCCGCAAAGGCACGAGCGTATCGTGCGACGTATGCGGGAGCGAGCTGCACGATCCGTATAGGTTTTGCGGCGGATGCGGCGCGAAGGTGGTGGACGAATGAGCGGACGCGAGACGTGCTTATGGCGGATGTGCTGGCTAGCGAAAGGTAAGTTTGCCGTAAGCACCCAATGCGGGCACGAGTTCCTGTTAACGAAGAATATGCGCCTCCATGCTCGCATGCGAAAGCCATCATTCGCTTGCCCGTACTGCGGGCTGGAAGAGCGGCATGCCGACGAGAGCAACTGGGATCCTTCCGACGAGCAGCTGGACGAATGGGGCATGTGATGGCGGCGTGGCTGTTCGTCGCGTCCATCGCGCTCATGGCGGCGTTCTGCGTGTGGGTGCTGGCAGGGATCGCGAGGATGCTCGCCGCCGAGTTAATGAGGAGGAAGGAGGATCGCCGATGATATAGGAGCGTATGCCCCGGCTGCCCGTCGCCCTTCTCTAAAGAACACGGCGCACTCAACCAGCAGGACGTTTTGCAGCCATCCGATCGGAGGCGCGGAATGAGCGCAGAGAGCCTGCCGCCGTGGCCGGTGTGGTAGCATTCTCTTCCAGGAATCCACCGCCGAGCGAAAGGCCATTCGATGAGCGTCGTGTCCAGGATATTCGCGGGAGGGAAAACCAACGCCGAGAGGATCCCCGAGATCGAGCGCATCACGTTGGTGCGCGTCGATAATCCCGTCAAGCAGTACTCCGCGTTCCTTCTCTGCCTCGTGCTGTCGGCGGTGATCGCCACCTGCGGGATCGCCGCCGAGTCGTCTGCCATAGTGATAGGGGCGATGCTCATAGCCCCGCTCATGTCGCCCATGATCGGCACGTCGTTCGCCATCGCGACGGGCAAGCGGCGCCAGGCGGCGAGGGGCCTTCTGGTCGCCCTCTCGGGAGCGGCTGCGGTCGTCGCCGTCGCCGGTGTTACGTCGCTCGCCATACCGGCCGGCGTCCCGCTGGTCGGCAACGGCGAAGTGTCGTCGCGGGTTTCCCCGCGCCTCGTCGACCTCGTCGTGGCCGTTGCGTCCGGGGCCGTCGGAGCCTTGGCCGTCGGCCGCGACGACGTGTTCGACGCCATCCCGGGCGTCGCTATCTCGGTGTCGATCGTGCCTCCCCTCTGCGTGGCGGGCGCGGCTCTCGCCCAGGGGGCCCAAGCGGTCGCGTCAGGGGCCCTGCTCCTATTCACCGTGAACTTCTTCGCCATCCAGCTTTCGTGCAATGCCGTGTTCTTCCTGATGGGATTTGCCGGGCACGCGCAGGACGGAAGCAGCGCGAAGGCGAGGCTTTTGTGGTACGCCACCGCGGTCGTCGGGACCGTCCTGCTCGCCGTGCCCCTCGCCGCTGCGAGCAACGAGGTCATCGAGCAGTACTCCTTCGAGCGCGGCGCCGCTCAGTCCGTGAGGGAGTGGCTGCGGGAATCGTCCTACGAGCCGGTCTCCGTCGACGCGTCGGGCGGCGCGGTGGTCGTCGAGATCGCCGGCGAGGGGACGTTGCCCGACCTGGACGACCTGCGCATCCTGCTAAGGGAGAGCAAAGTTCCCGTCGAAGACGTGAAGATGAGGGTTACAAGGCAGTACAGCTGACGAAGGAAGAGGGCCCGCAGCCGATCCAAGGCTGCGGGCCCTCTTCCTTTAAGCGAGAGCGCGGTCGGCTACTTGCGCTTCACCTCCGCCTCGATGTCCTTCACGGCGTTCTTCGCGTCGGCGGCGACGTCCTTGGCGGCGTTCTTCACGTCGTGGGCGGCGTCCTTCACGGCGTTCTTCGCGTCGTGGGCCGCCTCGCTCACGGCTTCCTTCGCCTTGTCGGCCGCTTCTCCCAGCTTTTCCTTGACGTCTTCCATTGGCTCTCCTCTCGAGTCGATCTGCCTTGTCCGGCATTGTAACGGCAGGGGCGATGGGCGGAGCGAGACGGGCGGGAAACCGTTGCGGATCTGATTCTTTAATGCAACTGGCACGAGCTTGCTTCGCGCGGGCGCGCTGGACTCGCCGACGTCCGTGCCGTATCATCTGCAAAACGACCGACGCAGGGGAGGAGCCGCGCCATGGTTCGCGAGAGGCAGCGTTACAGGGTGTTCGACCGCGGGGCCTTGATAGCCGAGGGGACCGCGAGCGAGTGCGCGGCGGCCGCGGGCCTCAAGCCGCGCACGGTCCAGGCGTACGCGGCCGATCCCCGGCGCTCGCCGAGGTGGCGCGTGGAGCACGTCAAGGGAGGCGGCGCTCTACCCGATGAAATGCGACAGGATTCCCAGTCCGAACACGTCTGCCGCCGAATGCGCGATGAAAAACGGCGCTAGGTTCTTGTCTTTCGACCGCCTGTAGATCAGGTAGACGGCTCCTCCGAACACGAGGCCGATTCCCGATGCAGGCATTAACCCTTGGTAGGTATGGAAGCTTGCGCGCACGAGCAACGAGAACGGCACGGCCCACTTCAGGTGCCTGGGCCTCACCGCGAGGCAGATGCCTAGGAAGTACAGCTCTTCGTACGCTCCGTTGAGCGCGGCGTGCAAGACCCTGGAAACGGGTTCGCTCCAGAAAAAAGATCCGATCGGGTTCGGGAACTGGATCGCCTCGCGGATCGACCCCGCAACGACCATGTAGGCATCGAAGGCGAGCGAGCCGATTAGAAACACGAACGCAGCGCAGAGGACCGCTCTGAGATCGAGCTTGATGCGCCATGCCTTGAAATCGAAGTTCCTGGCTCGCAGGTACAGCAGGGCGATCGCCAGCAACCCCGATTGGACGGCGATGGCGTTGTAGTTGTCCGCGACGGAGAACGAGATGTTGCCTTCGACCGTCGCCGTCCCTTGCGAAAGGCCCAAGAGCGACATAGTGGACGAGAGAATCGCCCAGCCGAATAGGATAACGGTGAGCGAGAGGATATCGAACCACTCGAGATAGCGAACTTTCTCCTTTTTCGTTTTGCGAATGAGCGTCAAGGCCGCCTCCTTCTGACTGCTTTGCATCGATGAGCTCGTCCGTTTTCCGGGAGAGGGGGATGATGATACCCGCCTATCGAATTTCGTCAAGGGGAGGCGACGTTTTTCGCATGTTCGTCGACAGTGATAATTTATGCGATAAAATATCAAGCACACTTGTTCGATCGGATTCCGGAGGCAGATTTGGACCACGACATATTCGTCATGCGGGCATGCGTCGCGTCTTACTTGCGGCATATAAAGACGATGGACGACGAGATACGCGAGATCGAGTCGAGGATAAGGGACGTGCGGTCGCGGCTCGTGTCCATGGGGGCGTCGTTCGAAGGCTCCCGATCCGGCGGATGCGGTGACAGGATCGGCGAGGGAGTGGTGCGCATAATGGAGCTGGAGACGGAGTGGTCGGACCGCGTGTCGGCATGCTATGCGGAGATAGCCGCCGCCCAGGACATGTGCGATCCGCACCACGTGGGCAGGTGGGCCATGTGGATGCACGTGGTCGAGGGGCGAACGTGGGCCTACGTCGGGCGCGTTATAGGCTACAGCGAAGTCCAGGCGAGGAGGATAGGCGACGGAGGCGTGCGCGACCTCTACCGCTTGATCCCGGAGACGTTCCGTCGCGACGAGTTCCCCAATGCCGCTCCGTTGTAAGATGATCGTCCATGATCGTTCGATTAATGTAATCTTATATAAGCGAGACACAACCGAACAGCCGTCCTTTATGGGCGGCTTTTTTATTGCCGAGACAGGGAGGCAGCCATGGTATCCGCCGACTACATGATCCGCGCTGCGCTGAGACACGACACCGCAATGAGCCGCGCCATGCTGCGGGCATGCGGCGTACCGGTTCCGCATGCCCGTCCGCGCATCGGCTCTATCGTCGAGATCGATGCTTACGACGGGCTGGGCGAGTGCTTCGCGAACCATGGCAGCCCGATGGACGGGCGATGATGTGGGCAACGTCCGCACCAAGAACGGGCATGCCCGGCGAAAGTTGAGGGCATGGCTCCGGAGCCTGGGAAACCCATGTCATATATGCGGCCAGCCCATAGACTACTCGCTGCCTCCTGGAAATCCCATGAGCTTCGAGGTCGACGAGCTGATCCCGGTTTCGAAAGGCGGAAGCCCTATAGACAGGGGCAACGTCGCAGCCGCCCATAGGATATGCAACCAGAGGCGAGGGAACAAGCCGATGAGCGCGCTCAGGAGCATTGCGGCTTGCTCTAAAGCGCCTATAAGGCATTCGAGAGAATGGTGACGTCGGAGTGCGCTGCCGGGCCTCGCTGGCCGTCGTGCTGGTTCAGAGGGGGCGGCATCCCCTCCCCACCGGTCAAGGCTACCCCGGAGGCATAGTGCCTATTTACACACAAGGATGTTTTTCGAGCCTTTCAGGAGGTCGGAATGGCTAGAGAAGGGTCGTTGGCGGATGCGGCGGGCGATGGCGACCAGCTGTCGCAGTTGAAGACGCTCGCGCTCCTGCTCGCGTCGGACATCGATGCGGCTGAAAGCAGGGAAGTGCCGGGGCTCGCGAGGCAGTATCGGGAGACGCTGCGCGACATACGGGAATTGGAGGGCGGTGAAGACGATGGCGACGAGGTCAACGAGGTCGTCCTCCGACTCCGTTCTGGGAAGCCCTGATCCTACGGTGTCCGTCCATCCCGCTTACGTGCGCAGCGAGATCGAGTACTGCGACGAGATATGCGAGCTTGGCGGCCTGGTCATGTTCGACTGGCAGGTCGGCGTCGTCGATTCCTGGCTCGGTCGGGACGAGCTGGGGAAATGGTCTTCGCCGACCGGCGGGCTTTCGGTTCCCCGTCAAAACGGAAAGTCCCTCGGAACGGTGCAGGCGCGCTCCAACTACGGGATGATCGCGCTTTCCGAGAAGGTCATCTACACGGCCCATCTGCAGAAGACCGCGACTGAGACGTTCGAGTCCATGGCCGCGTTCTTCGAATCGAAGAAGATGAGCCGGCACGTGAAGGACATCAAGGCCGCGCTCGGGCGCGAGCAGATAATCCTCAAGAACGGGGGCAGGATCAAGTTCCTGGCGCGCACGCGCAGCGGCGGCCGAGGCCAGCATGGAGACCTCCTCGTGTTCGACGAGGCCCAGGAGCTCGACGACGCGCAGCAGAGCTCGTTTCTGCCTGCGATATCGGCTTCGAGCAACCCGCAGACGATCTATGTGGGAACGCCGCCGGACGAGAACGCCGCTGGCACGGTGTTCAAGAGGATACGGCGCGACGCCGTCTGCGGAAAGTCCAAGAAGACGTCGTGGGACGAATGGAGCGTCCCCGACATACCGGACGATCCGAACGACCGGAGGATATGGGCTGCCACGAACCCGTCTTTGGGGATCACCATACAGCCGTCGACCATCGCCACCGAGGTGGAGCAGATGGAGCGCGACACGCTCGCTCGAGAGCGGTTCGGCTGGTGGTCGCCCGACGATGCGGCGGAGAAGCTGGTGGACGCCGACGATTGGGCGATGCTCGAGACCGACTCCCCGCCTGACGGCAAGATCGCCTACGGCGTGAAGTTCGGCATCGACGGGGCGACCGTCTCCCTCGCCGTAGCCGTGAAGCCCAAGGCCGGGCCGTGCCACGTCGAGCTGGTTCACCGCGCGCCGACGAGCTCGGGAGCAAAATGGCTTGCGAACTGGATCAGGAAGCGCCGCGATAAAGTCGCCGTGGTCGTGATCGACGGCGTCGGAAACGCCATCAGCCTGTCGAACATGCTCATGAGCAAGGACGAGGAATACGAGGGCATGCCGCTCGCGCCGAAGGCCGTGCAGGTGGCTGCCCCGAAGGACGTATCGGCGGCTGCGGCCTGGCTGCTCGACGACATAGCGGACGAAGCAGTGACCCACTTCGGGCAGCTGCAGCTCACCGAATCGGTGGTCAACGCTAAGAAGCGCCGGATAGGCGCCGGAGGCAACTGGGGATGGGGAGGCGACGATCCGACGCCCGTCGAAGCTGCGAGCCTCGCCCTCTACGGCGTCAAGACAACGAAGAGAAGTCCCGGAAGGAGGTCGAAGGCGCTGTGAACCTCGACCAGCTGCAATCCGTGCACGGCCTGCCCGTGAACGAGACCGAGATGCTCGTCAAGCTCGTCAAGGTGCGAAACGACAAGCTCTCCCGCAACCGCAAGCGAGACGAGTACTATCGGGCGCACAACCGCCTGCTCACGCTCGGCATCGCCATACCGCCTCCCCTCGAGCACGTCAACGCGGTAGTCGGATGGCCGGCGAAGGCCGTCGACGCCCTCGCCGTCAGGAGCCGCTTCGACGGCTTCGCGTTCAAGACCGGCAGGCGCGACGTCGGCGCGCTCGCCGACGTCGTTGCCGCGAACAAGCTCAAGATCGTCTACTCGCAGGCGACGGCCAGCGAGCTCGCGAGCTCGTGCGCGTTCATGACGGTGTCCCGCGGCGGCGCCGGCGAGCCTGCCGCGATCATATCGGCGTACTCGGCTGCGAACGCCGCCGCGCTTTGGGACCACCGCCTGAAGCGCATCAAGTGCGGGCTGACGGTTGTCGACGTCAAGCGCAACGTCGCCGACGGAGAGCCGGAGCCTGTCTGGGTGAACCTGTACACCGACACCGACGTATGGGAGATCAAGAAGGTCGGCTCCCGTTGGACCAGCCGACGAAACCCGCACGAGATGGGCCGTCCCATGATGGAGCCGCTCGTGTACCGTCCGACCCTCGACCGCCCGTTCGGCAAGTCGCGCATCAGCCGCGCGGTCATGGCCATCACGGATTCGGCGGTGCGCGAATCGCTGCGCTCTGAGGTGTCAGCCGAGTTCTTCACCAGCCCTCAGAAGTACCTTCTCGGCGCCGACGACTCGGTGTTCGACAACCTGTCGAAATGGGAGGCGTACATCGGCAGCATCTTCGCGGTCACGGCCAACGAGGACGGCGAGGTGCCCAAGTACGGACAGCTGTCGCAGTCCACCATGCAGCCGCACACGGAGTACATGCGGAGCCTTGCCTCCCGCTTCTCGGGCGAGACGTCGATCCCCGTGTCGGAGCTAGGGGTCGTCCACGACAACCCGTCTTCGGCGGAGGCGATCTACGCCGCGAAGGAAAGCCTCGTCATAGAGGCCGAGAGCCTGAACGAGACGAACGGCGCCGCGCTGCGCGAGATAGGGATGATGGCCCTCGCTGCGAGCCAGAACAAGCCTCTCGACGCTCTGACCGACGAGGAGCGGACCATCACGGCTCGGTTCAAGAACCCGGCGTTCCCCTCGTTCGTCAGCCAGGCGGACGCCATCATCAAGATCGTGGGAGCCATCCCATGGATGGCCGATTCCGAGGTGGTGCTGGAGGAGCTCGGGTTCAGCGAGGAGCAGATAGACCGCCTCATGAGCGACAAGAAGAAATCCCAGGCGAACGCTGCGGTGTCGGCGCTCGTAGCCCCGAAGGAGAAGCCAGTTGGAGATACCGCGCAAGCTGCTGGACCAACTGACGGAGGAGCTTAACGCCTTTTCCGCCGCTGGCCGCCAGATGGTGCTGAACGCGCTTGCCAACGTCGAATGGAACGACGTCGCCGAACTGCGGACCGCCATGGTCGAGGTCATGGAGATGGTCTGCGGAGAAATGACCGACCTGACTGCTGCGCGCTCGGCGGAGTTCTACGACGGTGTTCGTCAGATGTCCGTGGGCAGCAGGCTCGGTGCGCTAGCGGAGTCGGGGCGCAAGGCCGCAGCGACCGAAGGAGCCGTGCGGGCGCTTGTGCAGAGCGTCGTTGAAACTGGGTCGACCGAGAGGTTCGCTCGCGAATTGGGCGACCGCGTGGACTACGAGGTGAAGAAGGCGGCAAGCGATTGCGTCGTGTTCAACGCCCTGCGCGACCCTGTCAAGCCGAAGTGGGCGCGCGTCCCGTCGGGCGCTGAAACGTGCTCTTTCTGCATCATGCTCGCTTCTCGCGGATTCGCGTATCACTCCCAGAAGAGCGCCGAGGGAAAGTACCACGGGCATGCTGGCTGCGACTGCCGCATCGTGCCTGGTTTCAACGGCATGGATGTCGAGGGGTACGACACCGCCGAACTGTACCAGAAGTACCTAGACAATGTCGAAGGACAGACGGTGCGCTGCAAGACTGGAGGCGGGAAGCCCAAGAAGCGCAAGTGGGACAGCACGGAATTCGAAAGCTATGGCGACTTTACGCGGTATGTGAAAGAAGCCGATAGCATCGAGGAATTGCAACGAAGGTGCGAGATCGCCTCATCGAAATGGTCGAAAACCACCCTCAGCAAAGACAAGTGGGGCGAGCTCAGGCGGACGGTCATGGTCAAGCGGGCGCAGCTCGATGACCAAGGATTCGGCGCGATCTACGAGAAGCCGAGGGCCTCCCTTGAGGACCATGAGAAGAAGGGCGTTGACTGGCTCGTCAAGAACGGCATCCGCCCGACCGTAAAGCAGGAGGATCCGAGGGCGATGGCGAACATCGACTTCGAGATACACGGGCAGCCTTGGGAGATGAAGAATGTCACGAACGCTGGAAGCTCGGTCAACAATCAGATAGCTAGGGCTAGGGCGAAGTGGCGGAAGCTTGAACTGGATGAACCTGTCCGCATCGTGGTCACTATGGATGGATGCTCTGACTCTATCGATGATGTTGTTGAGGCGATAAAACGCAGAGAAGGATATAGCGAGGTGGTCGTTCTGCAAGATGGAAAGATAGCGCGAGTGAAGAAGTGAGGCCGTGTCCCGTCGTTTCCGTCGGGGCGTACCTCACTTCGATGCATTGATTATACCACATCAGGAATTCAGCGCCTGCGGGCGCTTTTTTCATGCCCGGAAACGGGCCAACGCTCCAGCGCGAGCGGCGAATCGCGCTCCACGCATGAGCAGGCGGCGGAAAACGCCTGCACCGACACCGGCTAGGGCCGGGGAAAGGGGCATTTCGTGTCCGAGAACGAGAACGGCGAGAACCATTCGCAGGAAGCCACCGGAAAAGCGCGCGAAAACGCTTCGAAGACGTTCACGCAAGAAGACGTCAACCGCCTCATCGCAAAGGAGAAGGCCAAGTACAAGGGCTATTCGGAGATCAAGGCGAAGGCGGACAAGTACGACGATCTGGAAGCCTCTCGGAAGACCGACCTCGAAAAGGCGAACGAGCGCGCGGAAAATGCCGAGGCCAAGCTGGCGCAGTACGAGTCGAAGGAGCGGGTCGAAAGCTGGAAGTCGGCCGCATCGAAGGCGACGGGCGTTCCGGCGAGCCTCCTGCGCGGCTCCACGGAAGAGGAAGTGATGGAGCATGCGGAGTCCCTCAAGGAGCATTTCTCGACCGATGCGGCCCCCGAAGTTCAAAGCGACGGATTCGCGCCCGATCCGGGCTCGGAGAAATCGAGCAAGGACCTCTTCGCGAGCGCGATAGAGGGAATCATCTGACGAATAGGAGTAGAACATGGCGAAAGAAGACGTCAACCGCGAAACCTCCGGCATCCTTCTGCCAGCCGAGGTGAGCAAGGAGATCTGGGCGAAGGCCATCGACGAATCGGCAATCATGCAGCTGGCGACGAAGATCCCGCTGCTCGGCCAGGGAAAAGAGTTCCAGACCATCACGGGAGACCCCGAGGCAAGCTGGGTTTCCGAGACGGAGAAAATCGCGACCGGCAAGCACACGTTCGGGACGAAGTCCATGAAGGGCTACAAGCTCGGCGTGATCGAGCCGTTCAGCATGGAGTTCAAGCGCGACAAGGCCGCGCTCTACGAGGCGTGCGTGAACCGCCTGCCCAAGTCCATCGGCGTGAAGTTCGACAAGACCGTGTTCGGCCTTGCGGGAGCCGCTCCCGGCGCGAGCTTCGACACTCTGGCCGACGCCGCCGCCGTGGACATCGAGACCGATCCTTGGCTCGGCCTCGTGACTGCGGACGCCGCCGTTTCCGCCTCCGACGGCATGCTGGACGGCTGGGCGCTTGCCCCCGCCGCGAAGACCATCCTGCTGACCGAGAAGGACGGCATGGGCCGTCCGCTCTTCGTCAACTCGGTGCTCGCCGACGGCTCCGTGCCCGCGCTGCTCGGGCATCCGGCGCACGTGAAGAAGGGAGTGTACAAGCCCGGGACCGCCGCGACCTCGACCGCCGACGGCACTCCGGCGCAGCTCGGCTTCGCAGGCGAGTGGGCGAGCGCGATGTGGGGCGCGGTCGAAGGCGTGCGCATCTCCATCTCCGAGCAATCGACGATCACCTTGGACGGGCAGCCGTTCAACCTCTGGGAGCACGACATGTTCGCCGTGAAGGTGATGTTCGAGGTCGGATTCATCGTGAAGGACATCGCCCGATTCGCCAAGCTCGTCGGCAAGACGCCGAAGAAGACTTCCTAGGGAGGGGCCCGCATGAAGATCGTATGCGATGCGACCGGCATCGAATTGGACGCCGCGCCCGAAGTCGCCGAAGCTCTCGAGGGTCGCGGGTTCACCGCCCCCGGCGGGCTGCTGCACGACGGGGGCGCCGCGAGCGTCGACGCCGAGGATGAAAGCGACGATGCCGCCGACGCCGATGCGGGAGACTCTGTGCGGGGACCTGACCTGCCGGAGACCGCCGAGTTCGACGGGTGGGAGCCGACCAAGGAGTTCCTGAAGGGCCGCGAGATCGCCGAGCTGCGCGCGTTCGCAGCCGTGAGGAAGGTCGAGCTGCCCAAGCCGGCCAACAAGGGGCAGATCGTGAACGCCATCGTCGCCGCTTTCGAGGAGTAGGACATGGAGCCGTTCGCGACGGTCGAGCAGTACGAGGCCCGTTACGGAGCCGCGGACGACCATAAAGCACTCGCGGAGGTGCTCATGGACGCCACTCGCGAGATAGCCGCCGAGCTCGACCGCGAGGGCATATCCTACGCGAGCCCTGGCGTTGAGTTCGCTGATCGGCTCATGCAGGCGTGCCGCTCCATGGCGTACCGGGCGATGGGGGCTGGGGAGCCGAACGTGCCGTTCGGGGCGACCCAGTACAGCCAAGGGGCCGCTGGCATGACCGAATCCTACTCGCTCGGGAACCCCTACGGAGAGGTTTACGTCTCGAAAGCTGAGCGCAAGCTGCTCGGACTCGACAGGCAGAAGGCCGCCTGCGTCTGGCCGTACGGGAGGATCGAGAATGCTTAAAGGGAGGAGCGTGGTCGTCCATCGCGTCGAGACCGCATACGACGAGGACCGCGACCCCGTGCCGTCGCTGTCAAGCGAGTCCGTGGAAGGGGTGCTCGTCGCTCCCGGCGCGACGTCGGACGTCGCGGGATCGGCGCGCCCCGACGGGACGAAGGTCGCTTTCACTCTGGCGTTCCCGAAAGGCTACGACAGGAGCCTGCGAGGATGCAGGGTGTCGATAGCCGGGGAGCCGGGAGAGTACGCGGTCGTCGGAGACCCGCGCCCCTGCCGCGAGAACTGCCCGACCAAGTGGTGGATGGCCGTCGAGGTGGAGGCGTGCGATGGGTAGGGCGAAGGTGAGGATGAGCCAGTCGGCGGCGCGGGCCGTCCTCAAGTCCGGAGGTGTCCGGTCGGACCTGCTGTCGCGAGCAGAGGCCATCGCGTCGGCGGCGTGCGCCAGGACGTCCTCGGACGGCATGTCCCTCGACCCGTTCATGGCGAAGGCCGACGTCGGCCCCGTCGCGGCGAAAGCCCGCGCGTTCGCCGCGACGCCCCATGGGGCGCGGGCTTCGAACAAGAACGCAGTGCTCCTGAAGAGCCTGGATGCGGGGAGGTAGCGCATGGATGCGGAGAGGACCGTCTGCACGCACCTGCATGGCATGATCGGCGTGCCGGTGCATTACGACGTCCCCGGCGACCGACCGCCCGAGTTCGCGACGGTCGAGCTGGTCGGCGGCTCGACCGATTCGCTCGGGATCGGCGTCAAGAGCGTGCTCGTGCAGTGCTGGGCGGGATCGAGGAAGGGCGCGGCGGAGACCGCCGAGCGCGCGAAGGCCGTCCTGCGCACCGTGTCGGAGCGCGACGGCGTGTTCGGGTCGCGGATCACGTCGGAGTACCGCGACCGCGACGCAGACAGCGGCGCGCACAGGCGATGCCTGCTCGTCGAATTGTACGTTAGCGAATAGCCCGTCGAGGCGGGCTTTCGACCTAAGGAGATGGTTATGGCTGATGCAGTGAAGAACAGCAACGAGAACGTCAGCGCAGGGAAGGGCGTCGCGGGAGGGTACATGTTCCGCGCGCCGCTCGGAACGGCGAAGCCGACGGACTTCAGCACGGCTCTCAACGCGGCCTTCAAATGCTGCGGGTTCGTGTCGGAGGACGGGGTCTCGTTCGCCAGCGAATCGGACGTCGAGGAGCTTCGCGACATGAACGGCGACGTCATGGACGCCTCCAAGACGTCCAACAGCGAGAAGTTCACGACGGTGCTCGCTGAGATGAAGGCGATGACCCAGGAGATCATGTACGGCGAGAAGAACGTGACCGACGCGGGCGGCATGATCACCGTGCACATCAACGGGTCCGAAACGGATCGCTACGTTTACGTGTTCGAGCTCCTGCTCAAGAACGGCCGCAAGTGGCGTCGCATAGTGCACGAGGCGAACGTGACCGAGCTGAGCGACCTGAAGGTGGCGAGCGGCGAACTCGTCGGGCGGGAGGCGACGTTCACCTCCTACAAGGACGCCGAGACCGGCGACTACTACACCGATTTCATCGAATCCACCGAGACGGCGAAGACTTCCGTTTAGAAAGAAGGTAGGGAATGGCTGCGAAAAACCCGGACATCATCGAGTTCGAGCACAAGGGCAAGAGGTTCGAAGCGGACGGGAGGGCCCTGCGCGACTACGGGGTCATCAAGGGCATCGCGCGGGTGGAGAAGGACCCGGCCGGGTACTTCGATTCTCTCGAGGCCGTATTCATGGGGCGCGACGAGGAGTACATGGCTGAGCTGGGCGGAGGCGCATCCGAGATGGAGGGCCTGTACGCCGCAGCCGCGAAGGCGGTGGCGTCGGCAAAAAACTCCTGACGCTCGCCATCGCCGCCGACTCGCATCCGGACGAGCTGCGGGCGGACTTCCAGCAGTTCTACGGGCTGAACGTCGACGGCATGGGGGCCGAGTTCTCCCATGAGCACGCCGCCGCGCTCTGCGCCCAGCTGCCGCGGGAGAGCAGGCTGGCGCGCATGGCGTCGCCCGAGTGCGCATGGTCGGAGTCCGAGTACATGCTCAACCGCATCGAGTACGGCATGCGCGTGCTCGCGTGGCAGCGGACGAAGGACGCCCAGCACGACAGAAAGCGGCCCAGGCCCATGCCGACGCCGGCCGACGAGGCGCGCGTCCGAAAGAAGCTCGACCGCACCGATATGCGCGAGATCGCGAGGAAGCTGAAGATCGAGGAGGTCGCCCATGGCGGGAACTGAGCTCGCGAAGGCGTACGTGACGCTGTTGCCCAGGTTCGACAACATGAAGGGCCGCATCGAGAAGGAAGTGGAAGGGGCCGACTACGACGGGGCGGGGAGGAAGGGCGGCAAGGCGCTCGGATCCGGGGTGGGCGCAGGCCTCAAAGGCGCATCGTCCGCCATCGGCTCCACGCTCAAAGGCATGGTCGGCGCGGCCTCCGGGGTCCTGGCGGCGATCGGTTTCGCCGGTCTCGTCTCGGAAGCCGGTCAGGCGACCGACAGCGTCGTCAAGTTCAAGCAGACCCTCGGCTTCGCCGACCTTGACACGTCGCAGATCGACGCGCTTACCGCGTCGACCAAGGAGTACGCCGACCTGACCGTCTACGAGCTGTCCGACATCCAGAACGTAACCGCCCAGCTCGCCGCCAATGCCGTCCCGAACTACGACAAGCTCGCCGAGGCCGCGGGCAACCTGAACGCCGTTGCGGGCGGAAACGCCGATACGTTCAAGAGCGTCGGCATGGTCCTCACTCAGACGGCAGGCGCCGGCAAGCTGACCACGGAGAACTGGAACCAGCTCGCCGACGCGATCCCCGGTGCTTCCGGGAAGCTTCAAGAGGCGATGCTCAAGAACGGAGCGTACACGGGCAACTTCCGCGAGGCGATGGAGAAGGGCGAGGTAACCGCCGAAGAGTTCAACGCGGCGATCATGGATCTCGGCATGACCGACGCCGCCAAGGAGGCGGCGACGTCGACGGCCACCTTCGAGGGCGCTTTCGGCAACCTCAAGGCCACGGTGGTCGGCGGCATCTCCGAGCTGCTGGGGACGGCGCAGCCCGCCATCACGGCGGGCGCGAACGCATTGAACGACGTGCTGGCTCCCGCATTCGAGGTGGCGAACGAGGCCGTTGGCGTTTTCTCGGACGAGATCGCGGCTGGGAAATCGCCCATCGAGGCGCTGACTTCGGCATTCGTCGCGCTTCCGCCGCAAGCTCAAGCCGTCATCGGCGGAATATCCGGCATAGGCACGGCTTTCGCGGTGTCCAAGATCGCCTCGAGCGCAGCTGGCGCAGCGAAGGGGCTCTCGGGGATCGCTTCGAGCGTCGCGTCCATTGCGGGGCGCGGCGCGGCGGCAGGAGCCGGGCTCATGGCCACGGCAGTCGGCGAGCGCGCTGCGGGAGCGGCTGCGGGTCCGAGCGCAAAGAGCATCATGGCTTCTGCGGTCGCGATGGTGGCCCTCGGCGGCGGCATTGCTCTTGCGTGCGGTGGATTGGCGCTGCTCGCCATGGCCGCCGTGCAGCTCGCCTCTTCCGGACCGCTCGCCATCGGCGTGATGGTCGGCATGGTCGCGGCAGTGGCCCTGCTGGCGCTCGGCGCATCGGCGCTCGGCCCCGCGCTCACCGCAGGCACCATCGGTTTCGTGGCGTTCGGCGGCGCGATCGCGCTCGTCGGTCTCGGTGTCGCTCTCGTATGCGCCGGGTTCGCGCTCCTGGCGACCCAGCTGCCGGTTGTGTCCGAGCACGGGCTTTCCGCTTCGGTCAGTATCGTCGCCTTGGCCGGCTCGATGGTCCTGCTCGCCCCCGCCCTTGTGCTCGCCGGCGCGGGGCTGATCGTTCTCGGCGCGGGGGTCGTCGTGGCCGCAGTCGGCGCGCTTATGTTCGCCGCCGCCGTGCTCGTGCTGGCGGCGGGCGTCGCCGTGCTCGCCGTCGGCGTGCTGGGGCTTTCCTTCGGCTTCGCGCTCATGGCCGCGTCGCTGCCCGCGGTCGCGGCTTCGGGGCTGATGGCAGCTGCCGGCATAATGGTGCTGTCGGCTGCCATGCTCATGCTCGCACCTGCGCTGCTGTTGGCAGGTGCCGGTGCGCTTGCGTTCGGCGCGGGTGCGCTCGTGGCTGGCGCCGGTGCTGCGGTGCTGGGTGCCGGCGTTGTGGCAGCGGCTGCTGGCGTGACGTTGCTCGCCGGTGGAGTACTGCTGCTGTCGGGCGGCGGTGGCCACGACGGCGGCATCGACGTCATGGCCAAGGGAATGCCGGCGATCGCGTCGTCCGCGCCCGGCGCCGCCGGCATTCCC